CGCCTTAACACGACAGCGGCGCGCGGCACTAATACTTTTACATATACCTACACACCCCCGGTCTCTACATTTGGCGTTCCCGACGTAGCTAACGTCAACGGCACGACCTACGTCGCCTACCTTTTCGCCTCCTGCCCCGGCGTCAGCCGTGTCGGCAGCTACACCGGTACGGGCGCAACCCAAGTCATCAACTGTGGCTTCGCGGCTGGCGCGCGGTTTATCCTTATCAAGCGTACTGACAGCACGGGCGACTGGTTTGTCTGGGACAGCGCGCGCGGCATCGTCGCAGGCAACGACCCCTATCTCACGCTGAACACCGCGAACGCAGAGGTCACCAACACTGACTGGGTGGACACGGCCGCGAGCGGCTTCGAACTCAGCAACGCCGCTGGTAACCTCGTGAACACCAACGGCGGCAGCTACATTTTCTTGGCCATCGCGTAAGGAGATCCATCATGGCTGAATATCGTATCCGCGAAACAGGCCAAGTCATGCTGGAGGGGGAGCTTCGCAACTGGGCGCGCTCCACCAGCGGGGCATCCTGGGGTCAGACGACCGAAGAAGTCCTTGAGACCATCGGCGCGGACCCTGTGTTTGAGGGGCCGCAGGCCACGACCACGCCTCCGTATGAATACTCCATGCGGCAGGGCGTCGAGCAGATCGCAGGCAAGTGGTACACCAAGTACGTCGCTGGCCCGATCTTCTCCGACACGCCGGACGCGACCGCTGCGGAGCAGGAGGCCGCCTACAAGGCGCGCATGGATGCAGAACAGGCTGCCCGCGTGCGGGCCGACCGCAACGCCCGGCTCTCCGCCTCCGACTGGACGCAGCTCGCCGACGCCCCTGTGGATGCCGCAGCCTGGGCAGCATACCGGCAAGAGCTGCGCGACGTGCCGATCCAGGTCGGCTTCCCGTGGGAGGTCCAGTGGCCGGTGGTGCCCTGATGACCCAGGATCTCTACAACATCGCCGTCGGGATCGCCGGCGCGGCAATCGGCTGGATGTTGAAGGTGGTCTGGGAAAGCGTCCGCACCCTGCAGGACGAGATGAAGCACATCGAGCGCGAGCTTCACACGTCCTACGTCAGCAAGGACGACTACCGGAAAGACATCGTCGAGGTGAAGGACATCCTCAAGCAGATCTTCGATCGGCTTGATCGCAAGGCCGACAAGTGATGCAGGTCGTTCAGCGGCACATCCTGCTCATCTCAATCTACACGCTGGCGATGGTCATGCTCGCCATGGTGTTCGTCCTGCTGTTCGGCCTCTTCGACGAGAAGGTCAACAACGACAAGATCTTCGAGGTGCTGGGGCCTGCCTTCTCCACCATCGTCGGCGCGCTCGTTGGCCTCCTCGGCGGTCTGCGCCTAGGGCGAGCCCAAGAGGATCGAGACTGATGGACCAGCTTCTGAACCTCGTCCGAACGGTCGCCCCCTCCATCGCCACGGCCGTCGGCGGCCCGCTCGCCGGCATGGCCACGCGAGCCATCTCCGAGGCCCTCCTCGGCAAGCCTGACGGCACCGAGGCCGAGCTGGCAGAGGCCGCGAAGAACGCCACGCCCGAGCAACTGCTGGCCCTGAAGAAGGCCGAGCAGGACTTCGCCGTGCGGATGAAGGAGCTGGAGATCGACCTTGAGCGCATCGACGCGGCCGATCGGGGCAGCGCTCGCGAGCGCGAGGCCAAGACCGGCGACCTGACCCCGCGCCTCCTCGCCGGCGCGGTCACCTGCGGCTTCTTCGGCATCCTCTCCTGGATGATCGCCTACGGCCTCCCCGTGAACGGGGGCGAGGCCCTGCTCGTCATGCTGGGCACGCTCGGCACCGCCTGGGGCGCAATCGTCAGCTACTACTTCGGTTCCTCCGCCGGCTCCCGCGAAAAGACCCAGCAGCTCAATCAGGTATTGAAGGACAGCAAGTGAAGCAGAACTTCGAGCACAGCCTCGCGCACGTTCTGAAGCACGAGGGCGGCTGGGCAGACCATCCTCGGGATCCTGGCGGCGCCACCATGAAGGGCGTCACGCTCGCGACCTACTCCGACTGGCTTGGCCGCCAGGCCGCGAAGGAAGAGCTCCGGGCGATCTCTGACGAGCATCTGCGGGCGATCTACAAGACGCGCTACTGGGACGCCGTGCGAGGCGACGAGCTGCCCTCCGGCGTGGATTACGTCGTGTTCGACATGGCGGTGAACAGCGGCCCCGGCCGGGCGGCCCGGATGCTGCAGGCCGCCGTGGGCGCAACGCCCGACGGGTCGATTGGCCCGAAGACCCTGGCTGCGGTGCAGGCGCAGGATCCTGCCGCCCTCATCGCCGCCTTCCAGCGCAGCCGCCAGAACTTCCTGGAGGCCCTCCCGACCTTCGACGCCTTCGGCAAGGGCTGGACGCGCCGGGTCACCGAGGCGGGCGAGATCGGCCTGAAGCTGGCTGGCGGGCATAGCGCCTGATGGCGGCCCCCGGCACCCGCTCTCGGCGCTACCCATTTTCCGCCGCCGATGGTAGGCTGCTGGATGTCAGCGCGCGTGGGCGCGCGCCCGAGGAGTTGTCGTAATGGCAACCGCCATGACTTACGCCTCGCTCAAGGCGGACATCGCCCGCTACCTCGAGCGCGGCCTGACCGAGGCGAGCGACCCGACCGTCCACAATGAGATCCCGACCTTCATCGGGTTCTGCGAGCGCCGCCTTGCGCGCCAGCTGAAGATCCAGGGCACGACCGAGATCGTCACGTCCACCATGGCTGCGGGCACCTCCGTCTACGCCAAGCCCGACCGTTGGCGCGACACGATCTCCTTCAACTTCGGCGACGGCACCACCTTCACCGAGCGCACGCCGATCTTCGGCCGCTCCTATGAGTACTGCCGGAACGTATGGCCGGACGAGACGCAGCGCGCGCGGCCTCGCTTCTACGCGGACTACGGCTACCAGCACTGGCTGATCACGCCGACGCCCGACCGGGCCTACCCCTTCGAGGTGCTGTACTACGCGCTGCCGCCCCTGCTGGGCGACGACCTCCAGACCAACTGGCTGACCGAGTATGCGCCGCAGGCCCTGCTCTACGGCTCGCTCCTCGAGGCAACGCCGTTCCTCAAGAACGACGAGCGCATCGCGACCTGGAAGGCCTACTATGACGAGGCGGTGGGCCTGCTGGCGGCCGAGGACGCGCAGAAGATCATCGACCGTAATGCCCAGAGACGGGAGGCCTGACCGTGTCCTACACTTCCGTCTTCGGCGGGACATCAATCTCCCCGGCCCAAGTCTCCTATGCATCCTATGCCCTGACCAGCGCGATCAGCCCGCTGCAGCTGCGCTGGCCGACCGAGAGCAGCGGCCCGCCGCCGGTCGCCTCGATCATCGACGTGACCGGCAACGCCGCGTCCCTGGCGCTGCGCATGCCCAATGCGACGCTGGTGTCGCCGGGCGAGACGGTCCTGTTCAACAACGTCGGCCTGAATGACGTCGTCGTTCAGAGCTCGACGGGCGCGCCCATCGTGACGATTGCGCCGGGCTCGGCCTGGCAGATCTACCTGACGAACAACACCACCGCCGCCGGAAGCTGGCGGGTGTTTCAGTATGGCGCCTCGGTTTCTGTCGCGAATGCCGCAGCGCTGGCTGGCGCTGGCATCAAGGCGATCTCGACGACGCTGAACCAGTCCGTCCCGATCATCTCCTTCAGCAGCTCTGGCTACATCACCGGCGTGAACGACCGCGCGGCGCTGCTGCTCTACTCTGGCACGGCCGGATCCCTGGTGCCGGCTGACGCCTCGACGCTGGGCGCGGACTGGTTCGTGCTGGTCCGCAACTCCGGCTCTGGCGCGCTCACGATCGACCCAACCGGCCCGCAGACGATCAACGGGTTCCCGACGATTTCGCTGCAGCCGGGCGACAGCTGCTTCGTGATCTGCGACGGCGCTTCCTTCTTCACGGTCGGCCTCGGACAGAACGCAACCTTCGCCTTCGACTACACCGCGATCAACGTCTCCGGCGGCGGCCCCTTCGTGCTGACGGGCACCCAGCTCAATCGCATCGCCTATCGCTTCACCGGCGCGCTGATCGCGAACCGCGAGATCATCGTCCCGACGACGGTGCAGCAGTACTGGGTGACCAACGCGACGACGGGCGCCTTCACGCTGACGGTCAAGACGGCCGCCGGCACGGGCGTGACGGTCGCGCAGAGCGCCAGCGCGATCCTCTACTCCGACGGCACGAACGTGGTCCCGGCCGACACCGCAGGCCTCTCGGTGCCGATCTCAATCGCCCAGGGCGGCACGGGCGCCACGACGGCCGGCGCTGCCCTCATCAACCTTGGCGGCACCAGCACCGGCATCTCGGTCTTCCAGGCCGCGTCCCAGGTGGCGGCGCGCGGTGCCATCGGCATCACGGTGGTGGGCGACGCTGTCGTCACGTCAGCCACCCAGGCAGCGGCGCGAACCGCCATCGGCATCACCCCCGTCGGCGATGCGCTCGTGACTGCCGCCAATCAGGCTGCCGCGTGGGCTGCGCTTGGCGTGGCCCAGGCGGGGAACGTCGACGGCGGCTCCTTCTGATGCCAGCGTCCCCCACCATCATCCGATCGACGCCGGGGATTAAACGAGACGGCACCGTCTTCCAGGGCGAGAACTACGTCGACGGCCAGTGGTGCCGCTTCCAGCGCGGCTACCCGCGCAAGATGGGCGGCTTCCGCCGCGCGACCAACCAGCTTGCCAACCTTGCGCGAGGCATGCACGCTTTTTCGGAGAACGGGCAGACCTACGTCCACGTCGGCGAAGAGGCCCGCCTTGAGCAGGTGATCGTCGACGCGCAGGCCGTCGCTTCGCCTGTCGTGGATCGCACCCCCGCCGGCTTCGTCTCAAGCCCGGCCAATCTCTGGCAGTTCGACGTGCTGTTCGACACCGTGACGGGCGGCCAGACGCTGGTGGCGCACGCGGGCCAGAACCTCGTCAACCAGGACGAGACGACCGATCGTCCGATCTACCTCGGCAACATCACCGGCTCCGGCCCGTTCGTGGCTGCTGGCGGCAGCGCTCCGTCAGTTTCTGGCGGCATCGTAGTGCTGCACCCTTACGTCTTCGCCTACGGCACCGATGGCTATGCCGCTTGGTCGGTTCCTGGGAACCCGAACGACTGGACGAGCGCCGGATCTGGCGACGGCTACATCACCGGCCAGAAGATCGTGAAGGGCCTGCCGCTCCGCGCTGGGCCGGGCAACTCGCCCTCCGGCCTCTTCTGGTCCCTCGACAGCGTCATCCGCGCCACCTTCGTGGGCGGCGCGCCGGTGTTCCAGTTCGACACCGTCAGCGCCACCAGCTCGATCCTCTCCAGCCAGGGCGTGATTGAGTACGACGGTATCTATTTCTGGGCCGGCGTCGACCGCTTTCTGATGTTCAATGGCGTCGTGCGCGAGGTGCCGAACACGCTGAACCTGAACTGGTTCTTCGATAACCTGAACTTCGCGCAGCGCCAGAAGGTCTTCGCCATGGCGGTGCCGAAGTACGGCGAGATCTGGTGGTGCTTCCCCTTCGGCAACGCGACGGAATGCACGCACGCGGTGATCTACAACGTGCGCGAGCAGACTTGGTACGACACGGTCCTGCCGAATGCGGGCCGATCGGGCGGCATCTTCGTGAACGTGAGCGCGAAGCCCTTGATGGTCGGATCGTCCTCCACCAGCCTGACGCAGACGCTCTGGCAGCATGAGGACGGCGTCGACGAGATTGACGGCCAGACCATCAACCCCGTCCGGTCCTATTTCGAGACGGGCGACATCGCGCTGCCCGCCCTGCCGAAGGACGCCGTGAACAAGTCGGTTCGGATCTCGATCATCGAGCCAGACTTCGTGCAGCGCGGGGACATGACCGTGCGGGTGACTGGCCGATACAACGCTCGGGCGCCTCTGGTGACCGGCGAGGCCAAGACCTTTCCGGCGGTAGCCGATGAGCCGTCCGAGCAGGTCGTGTTCCTGAAGGAGGTACGCCGCGAGATGCGCCTGATCTTCGAGAGCAACGCCGTCGGCGGGGACTACCAGATGGGTCAGGTCATCGCCCACCTCGAGCAGTCGGACGGGAGGATCCTGTCGTGATCCTGCCGACCTGGAACATGAGCGTCACCGAGTGGACGGACATGATGGCCCTGACCCTTGAGAGGTACGGGACCGTTTCCCGGTTGGAAGACCCGGAAAGGTGGAAAGACTGGGCCAACCGTGTCATAGCTATGCCCAAGATTTCGGTCACGGTTCCGCCGGTTCCCGACTTGTTCAACGACTGGCGAGATTGGGCCGAGAGGTTCGTTCAGATGGCGCGCGCCGAGGTATGACATGAACGGAAATGCAGTCTCCTACGAGCGCGTCAGCTACACGCCGGTCATGGTCGACATGAGCCGGCCCGGCCCGCAGACCTACGCCAAGGGCGGGCTGGCTCGATCGGCCAAGAGGGTCGCCGGGGCGGGCGAGGGTGGCGACACCATGATCGTCCACGTCAACAAGGCCGAGTTTGAGGAGATGGTCCGCCACTTCGGCCCTCCCGAACGAAACCCCCAGACTGGCATGTACGCCTTCAAGCCCTTCTGGAAGCAGAAGTGGTTCAAGCAGTGGGCCGCGCCGGTCGCGACCCTGGCCCTGTCGGCGATCGCGCCGGGCGTCGGCACGGCCCTGGGCGCTGGCCTGGGGCTGACCGGCACTGCGGCCTCGACGGTCGGGACGGGCCTAATTGGCGCTGGTCTGGGCGGTCTGACGGGCGGCGGCAGGGGCGCGCTGACGGGCGCGCTGACGGGCGGGCTGGCGGGCTACGCGCTGCCTGCGATGGGTCTGACGGGCCCGGCGGATCCGAACGCCAGCATCTTCTCTGGTGGCATCCTCTCCCCGACCGGTGGCTCTGGCGTCGCGTCTACCATCAACAACCTGTTCAACGGCGCGCCGGCTGCGGCAGGCACAGGCCTCTCGCCGGGCGGTCTTAGCGGCCCAAGCGGCGCGGCCGCTTTGGAGGCCGCCGGCGGCGGCGGCCCTGCGGGGGCGGCAGCAGCTGGTGGCACCTCGATGCTGAACCGAGTGGGGCAGCTTGCGGCGCTCGGCATGGTTGGCAACGCTCTCTTGGGCGCTGGCCGCGCCGGCGGCTCGTCCGGTTCTGCGCCCCCGCCGCAGCAGAACGATCCGAACATGACCGCCCGCCTGCCCGAGGTTGAGTTTAGGCGCACCCGCCGACCGCTCCCGACGGACATGAACCGCTACGCGATCTCTGGCGGGGAACAGAGTTTCTACGACGAAAACCAGCTGCCATCCATGCCACGGACCCCGGCCGCCATGGGTGGCCTGATGCGCGCCGCCCAGGGGCGGTACGTCAAGGGCGAGGGCCACGGTCGCGAGGACCGCATCCCGGCGCTGCTGTCGGATGGCGAATACGTCTTCGACGCCGAGACCGTCTCCATGCTGGGCGACGGCTCGTCTGACGCCGGGGCGAAGAAGCTCGATCAGATGCGTGAGCAGATCCGCAAGCACAAGGCGGGCGGCCTCGCCCGTGGGCGCATGAGCCCCGACGCGAAGGATCCGGCGCGCTACCTCCACGGGGCGAGGTAACAATGAGCATCACCGACTTCCTCTTCCAGGGCAGGCCGCCGCCTTCGGTCACCACCTATGGCTCGACCAGCGCGAACATCCCGCAGTGGCTGTCCGACTACACGCAGGGCCTGCTGGCGAAGGGCAACGCCGTCGCGGCCGAGCCCTACCAGACCTACGGCGGGCCACGCATCGCCGACTTTAGCTCTGCCCAGCGCGACGCCTTCGCCGCGACGCGCGCGCAGCAGGGCGCCTTTATGCCCGCGATCAACCAAGGCATCGGCGCCATCGGGCAGGCGACGCAGACCTCTGGCTTCCAGGCGGCCAGCCCGACGCTGAACCAAGCGGTCGGCATGTCGCCGACGGCCGGCGCGATGCCGTACCTTACCGCTGCTGGGCAGACGGCGCCCGGCATGGTCGACCAGTACATGAGCCCCTACCAGGAAGCCGTCGTGAACCGCGTCGGCGACCTGGCGGCGCGGCAGTTGCGCGAGAAGCTGATGCCGGAGGTGAGCGACACCTTCGTGCGCGCTGGCCAGTTCGGCTCAAGCCGCATGCAGGAGGCCACAGGCCGGGCGCTCCGAGACGTGCAGGAGAGCGCGCTGGCAGCCCAGGGCGACCTCATGAACAAGGGCTACCAGGGCGCGCTGACGGCCGCCCAGGAAGACATGAGGCGGCAGGGCCAGATCGGCCAGACGATCGGGAACCTTGGCCTGCAGCAGCAGCAGAACCTCGGACAGCTCGGGCAGGTGCAGGGCAACCTACAGAACGCCGCCAACCAGAACCTGATCAGCGCCGGCCAGCAGCTTGGCGGCCTCGGGCGTGTTGGGCAGCAGATGGGCTACACCGACACTGCGGCGCTGGAGGCGATCGGTCAGCAGCAACAGGCGCTCAACCAGCGGAACCTGGACGTGGCCTATCAGGACTTCGTGGCGCAGCGGGACTTCCCGAAGACACAGCTTGGGTTCATGTCGAACCTTGTTCGCGGTCAGCCATACTCGCAGACCACGAACACGGCCTCGACGGGCCCTGCGTCGATCTACCAGCCGTCGGGCTTGGCTCAGATCTTGGGCGGCCTTACCCTCGCGAACGCTCTGCGCACCAGCTAACCCGGAGACATCGGAATGGCTGAGAACGAACCCGTCGGCGGCCTCACTCAGGTGCGTCAATCCATTGAGGGTCTGGCGCGCGATTTCCCCGAGCAGTATCGGCAGGCGCAGGAGAACATCCAGCAGAACCTGGAGCAGGGGCGCGCTGCGAATAGCGCGCTCATGCAGTTTCTTCAGTCTCAGCGCGGCACCGGGCCGAGCCCGATGCTGCAGCTCGCCTCCGGCCTGCTGCGCCCGACGCGCGCGGGCGGCTTCGGCGAGAGCCTGGCAGCCGGCGCGGAAGGCTATGCGGGCGCGCTTCAGCAGCAGCGCCAGAGCGAGCTGGACCGTGCGATGCGGATCCAGCAGCTGCAGCAGGCAACGGCGAACCTGAACATGCAGGCCACGCAGCAGCGCATGGCGCTGACGGGGCAGGCCCTGCAGTTTCCGACGCAGCTTAGTGCCGCCCAGGGCGCGCTGGCGGATTATGATTTGCTTCAGGGCGGTCAGGGGCAGTCGGGCGTGCCGCAGACGCGCACGCAGCTTGCGGTGCCGGGCGCGGCTCAGGGGCCGATGCCGTCGGCCTCTCCGGTTGGCCCGCAGCCGCAGATCACCGCGACGCCGCTGCCGCCGGTAGCCCAGGCAAGCGAAACTCCGGCGGCTGACGCGGCGGTCGCGCAGTTGCGGGGGCAGGCGCCGGGCGCTGCGCCGCCTCCGGCACCGATGCCTGCGGCGCCGATGCCTGCTGCCGCCCCTGCTCCTGCGGCTGCCCAGTCAAGCGACCCGCTGGTGGCTGGCGCCCAGCGCCTGCTCGCGGACGCTGCCGCCAACCCGAGCCGGTACGCAGGCCCCCAGGGCCGCCAGTTGGTGGATCGTGCGCGAACGATCCTGCGCGAGAGCTCAGAACAGCAGGGCGAGATCGCGGCGGCTCGCCGTCAGGCGGAAGAAGACGTCGACCAGCGCAACGCTGCACAGCGTGCCGATCGCCGGTTCTCCGAAGAGAGCGCGACACAGCAGGCGCGCACCTTCGGCGAGCTGGCCGCCGGCGGCGCAGAGGCGCGCCAGCTGATGGATCGCCTCCAGATGTTTGATCAGGTCAGCGCCGACCTGCGAAGCGGCATCCCCGGCTGGTTCGAGCAGCAGGCCGCGCGCGTCGGCTTCGGGCCGCGCGCCACCTACATCGAGACCGCCAATGCGCTGCTGAAGCAGCTGATCCCGGCACAGCGCCAGGGCATGCCAGGCGCCGTGTCTGACTTCGATGCTCGCAACTTCGAGCAGTCGCTGCCTCGCCTGATCGGCACCCCCGAGGGCCGCGCGATGATCTCCAACACCCTAAAGTCGGTCGCCGAGTACAACATTGCTCGCGCCCAGATCGCCTCGGCTGCCGCGAACGGGCAGATCTCGCGCCAGGCTGCTGTCGAGCGCCTGAACGAGCTGCCGAGCCCCTTCGTCCGGTTCAACCGGATGGAGGCGGAGCGCGCCGAACAGCAGCGGCAGCAGGGTGGCTCTCGGGGCGCCCCGCAGTCCAACATCCCGCCTCCGCCTCCCGGCATTGATCCTCGGGAGTGGGGCGCAATGCGGCCGGAGGATCGCGCGCTGTGGCAGAACTGACCCTCGAGCAGCAGCGCGCTCTCGCGCTCGCTCGCGCCCGCCTTCAAATCCAGGGCCAGGAAGCGGCGGGGGGCCAACAGCCGGCCCAGCAGCAGCCTGCAGCGCCAGCCATGACGATGCTGGGGGCGGCTGGCCAGGGGGCGAGGTCAGGCCTCGCGTTCAACTTCAACGACGAGCTGGCCGGCGCGAGCGCTGCGGGGCTTGCGGGCCTCCCTCAGAGCGTCCGAGCCGTGGCCGAAAGGGTGCCGGCCCCTCTTTCTGCAGTCGCTGCGCCTGTCGGGGCCGCGCGGCTGGCAGCAGAGCGCGCGTTTCCTCAGACATTCGGCACCCGCGCTACCGAGGCCTATGCGGCGGCTCGAGACCGAGAGCGCGCCTTGGACAAAGCGGCTGAAGAACAGTTCCCGATCACTTACTACGGGACGAATATCGGGTCGTCCCTCCTGATCCCCGCCGGAGCTGCGGCAAGGGCAGGCCTGAGAGGCGCCACGGTCGCGGGCGGCCTGACCGGCGCGGCGGCCGGGGCGGGTGCTGGTGAGGGGCTTGAAGATCGCGCGACGCAAAGCGCCATCGGCGCCGGCATCGGAGCTGCCGCCCCCGCAGTACTCAAGGGGGTCGGGTCTGCTTTCACCCCTGCCTTGAACATGGCTCAGGGAACCTTCAGCCCCAGCAGTGTCGCCGAGCGCCTCGTGCGCCGCACGATCGCTGCCGACCGCGCCCGAGGGGTCGAGGACGTGCTCACGCCGGCCGACATCGCAGCAGCGCGCGCAGCCGGCCAGGACGTCGTTGTGGGCGATCTCGGCGCGACCGGGACGCTGCGTCTGGCCCGCGCTGCGGGCAACGCATCAGAAGACGCCTCCGCGCGCCTGCGGGCATCGACAGATCCTCGGTACGCCGAACAGAAGGGACGCTTCGGCGACTTCCTCGAAGATCTGTTCGGCGGCAACCTGAACATGACTTCGACCAACGACACGCTGCGCGCCACAGCAAGCCGCGTGAACGCTCCGCTCTACCGCGCGGCCTACCAGTCTGGCGAGACCGCAAACCTCTGGAACCCTGAGTTCGCGCGGCTGGCGCAGTCCCCCTCTGTGCAGGCTGCTATCCGCGATGTCGAGCGGGCGGCGGCTGATCGAGCGGTGCTCGAAGGTGATCTCGTTATCCGCAATCCGTTCCGCTTCGATGAGCAGGGCCGCATGACCTGGGGCACCACTTCTGATGGTGGCCAGATCCTGCCAAACCTGCAGTTTTGGGATCAGGTGCAGCGGAACCTGAGAGAGGCGGCTGAAGCCGCTCCCGCCGGCAGCGCAGATGCGCGAAGGCTGAACAGCCTCCGCAGCAAGCTGAACGAAGAGCTGGATACAGCCGTGCCGGAGTTCGGCAAGGCGCGAGGCATGGCCCGTCAGTTCTTCGGCGCTGAAGACGCGCTGGAGGCGGGGCAGACCTTCTTCCGCCAGAACCGCGCGATCCAGCTGACCGACACGCAGAAGGCTTTCCGCTCCATGAGCGAGCCGGAGCGGGAACTGTTCCGCCGAGGCTTTGCGGCCGAGCTGGCGAACACTGTGCGGAGCTCAACCGACAACCGGGACGTGGTGAAGCTGTTCGACGGCGCGAACCGGCGCAAGCTCGAGGTCGTCATGCCGCCCGACGAGCTGCGCCAGCTCGAGGCATTTACGCGCAGAGAGCAGATCCTGAACCGCCTGCGCTCTGCGACGCAGGGCAACTCCACCACCGCCCAGCAGCTGCGCGACATGGGCATCGGAGTGGCCGGCGGCGCCGGCATCGGCACCTTCACCTCCGGCGACCCACTGATGGGCGGCGGTATCGGCGCGGCCATCGGCGCCATACTCTCGCGCGGGCGCATGCGCGTGAACGAGAACGTGATGCGCGAGGTTGGCGAGATCCTGTCGTCCAGCGACCCCGACCGCATCAACAAGCTCCTGGGTGGTCCGAACGGGCCCAAGATCATCGACGCCCTGCGCGCGACCTCGGCGGCGACAGACAACCTGGCGCTGCCTGCCCGCCGAGAGCCCACAATTGGGGCGCCACCCAGCCCCCCATCTCTCCCGCCCCCTGCACCCCCCGGCTTCGCGAAAGGCGGCCGAGTGAAGGAACCCAAGATGAGCCCGATCGTCGAAGCCATCATCGAGGAAATGGGCAAGCGCATGGCGCCCGAGGGCGCGCGGCGCGCGGCGGCGATCGGCGGCTACAGCCGGGGCGGCGCGGTCCAGAAGGTGGCGCGGGCGCTCGCCGAGCGGCTGGTGCCGGAGGGCGGCGAGGCGACGGAGGGCGGGCTGACTGCGGCCAGGCGTGCCGCCGGAAAGGGGGGGGAGGCTCCCCGTGCTGCCGGCACCGAGCTGGTCAACGAGGGAACTGACGTCGGCATTGGAGGTGGCACGCGCGGCATTGCAGCCGCCCCCAATCTTCGGCGCATGTCGGCAGAAGACGCGGCTGTTACGGCCAGGTTGGAGCCTCATATCATCCGCCGACCGGATGGCACCTACGTCGCCGCGCCTGATTGGATCAGGACACCAGAAGACCTGGCCCGGATGCGCGCAGAGCTTGATCAGATGATCGAGGAAGGAGTGCCGTATCGTGGTTGGTATGAGCGCAGCCGCGACTTCACCCGCGAGATCGCCGGCGGCGACCCAACGCGCGAGCGGCACATCTCGCAGGGTCTCGGCCTCTTCTCCCCACAGGCATCGCCTGACACCAATCTGAACTTCCAGGCTCAGGCGCTCAACGCCTACGAGCGTGGCGACCCGCGCGCCCTGGTTCGCACAGGAGCGCAAGCGGCCCGCTACAATGAAGCGCGCGCAGCGATGGAGAGCGATCCCGCCACCAGGCTCGGTCGCGTTGTGCGTGGCGAGGAAGACGCTGTCGGCATGGGGCACAACAGCCGCTTCTTCCCTGAAGAAGACACGCGCATCGACGACGTCCCGAACATGCGCCTCGGCAGGAAGACGGGTGTCTACGCCCAGCAGATCGACCCGAGCGCGCCCTACGCTCCGACGGGCACGAACGACACCTGGATGGCCCGCGCTTTCGGCTATCGGAACCCAGATGGAAGCGAAGGCGCGTTCAGCGGCAGCATCACGCCGAGCATGCACACCTTCATGGATTACGAAACTGTGCTGGCGGTCGATCGCGCCAACCGCGCCCGCCTCGGCGGCGACAACCCCTTGTCGGCAGCCAACATCCAAGAGCTGGCATGGGTGGTGAAGGGTGCGCGCGACATGGCCGCTCGCCTTGGCATTCCCTACGAAGAGGCGGTTCGGCGCATGAACCGAACCTACCCCGACTACGCTGGCAACTATTCCGCCTCGCTTCCGCACGAGCAGGTGCCAGGACAGATGACCGGCATCTTGCCGCGCATGCTGGAGAACACCCCCGAGGGCGGCGCGCTGCGGCGCGCGTTCACCGATCGCGCGACCTGGCGGAACGCCACGGGCAACGACGCGCTCGCGCAGGATCTCGGGTTGATGAACCGTTATATGTCCCGCGAGCCGGGCGTCTACCGGAACAGCAGGGGCGAGGTTGAATACAACCCCGTCGACGTTTCGACGGTCATTGCTCCCAACGTCCCCATCGGCGCCGGAATGCGCGGCGTCGAGCCGGAAACTGGCCGCACGCTGACTGGCATGCAGGCAGTGCGCGGCCTGCTGGACGCTCAGGAAGGCACGCCCTGGTCTTACATTCAGGCGGCTGGAACCGACAATGTCGGGCGTGGGCGTGGGCAGCACACCAGCCTGCGAGTGGAGGGCAACGCTCCCCTCACGCAAGAACAGGCGGCTGCGCTGGCCGCGATCGCGGAGCGGGAAGGCTTGGTGATGTCGAACGCGCGCTATGGCGCGAACCTTCTCGACTTCGGGGACACCCAGAACCGCCAGGCCGGGCAACGCATGGCGCGCGTGGCCCCCGAGATCCAACAGGCGATCCCAGGCGCCCGCGTGACGCGCGGCCGGAACGACGGAGACTACGTCGAACTCGGCGGCGATCGGAGGCTGTATGCTGCCGAGAACGCCGGGCGAGGAATGGCCACTCAGGAGGCCATGCGCGTCATCAATGAAATGCCTCCGGGCGCGCTCGAGAGGCTGCTGGACAGCCCCTCGGCGCGACAGAAGGCGGCGCAGAACCTGCAACGCTTGCGAGAGTTCGGCGGCCTGGGCGACCGCCCCGACTACGAGGCGATGCTCAGGATCGTTGCCACCTCGGGGCTTCGGGGCCTCCGTGAACATATTCGACGTTACGGGCCGGCCGGATTGCCGGCAGTCCTTGCCACTCTGGGGCTGTCGGAGGCCACTCGGAGCGGGGAATAAGTTCCCGCGCTCCGACGGGAATGAAAAGCCACAGGTGGTCCGGCATGGGTTGGCATGCCGGCCACCACAGCTTCAGCGGTGGAGCCCCCTTGCGGGGGATCGTGATGTGGCTCGAGGGCGGCTTCGCCAGCTGCCGAAGATGTGTCTGAGGCATTTCCCGCCCTCCTTCGTTCTCTGTTTAGCGTATTTACTTGGCTCGATCGAGCGGCTTCTGAACCTGGCAGCGCCCCATCGACGGGTTGGCCTGGGCCCGCACATCGGGGTTGGCCCAGGTCCAGCACTCGCCGGTCTCGTCCTGAAAGCAGACCCAGAGCAGGTGATGCTCTGGGCCGTAGTCGATCAGGACGTGCGCCATCGCCTTGCCGCGTGGGGTCTCCAGCGGCATCGGCGGATCCAGCTGCAGCATCAGTAGGGGATCTCCCGGTCCTTCGCGACGAGGCCCTTCAGCTTCTCCACGAACGCCGTGACGGTGGCCTCGATCAGCCCGTCGAACTCTTCCTCGGTCCAATCCATGAAGTCGGTCTTGCCGACCGTCTCGATGTGCCGGCCAGCAGCTCCAGCAGCCTCGCCGAGCGCCGCCTTCTCGTTCGGGGTGGGGTCGATCATGTATCTCTCCTGACAATGACGCGAGCACAGCCCGACGTCGTTTCCCTTCAGCTTCGCGAGGGCTGGGCTGAACCCGAACCCTCGCTCCTCACGCAGGCACCGAGCGCATAGCCCTGCGGCCCACAATCTCGGCGTGTCGCCCAACATCGCGGAGCTGAACTTCCTCAATGGGGGGGATTTCTCCGACCCGTCCGAGGGCCTCGGCGACACTGTTTGGAACAGGGGCTCGACCCCCAACACTGACCCACCACGACGCCGCTTTCTGCCGCGCATAGCCCTTGTGCTCCAGTGCGACCCATTCGCGATGCGTGATCATCCCGCAGCGGTACTCGACGCGCAGGGTCGGCGGCGCGCCAGGATCCGAAGCCTTGCGGTGCTCGTGGTAGGTGACCGAAGAGACGCGGGTCCACTGCGGCTTGCCGTTCGACAAGATGGCCAGCGTGGACGCCGTCCGGTCGATCTTCGGCGGCGGAGGAGGCGGAAACTCGTGGCCGCACTCCTGGCATTCGCGCACCGAGATCGGCACGAAGCACTCGCAGGCCGGGCAGGTTTTCACCGGCGCCTCGCCCTCCCCATCGCCGCGCTTCGGCTTGCGCGGGTTGATGAGGTCTACCGGCCCGTGCCGCTCGATGTTCCGGGCGAAGTCGAGGACGAGGCAGTTCTCCTTCCCAGGCGCCAGGCGGCTCCCTCGGCCGGCAATCTGGACGTACAGCCCCGGCGATTGCGTCGGCCTGGCGAGCGCGATCAGGTCCACCGCCGGCACGTTGAAGCCGGTCGTCAGCACGCCCATGCTCGCCAGCGCCCGGATCTTGCCCGCCTTGAAGTCTGCCACGATCCGGTCGCGCTCTCCCGCCGGCGTCTCGCCGAAGATGTTCTCGCAGGTGTAGCCCCGAGCCCGGACGAGATCCCGGATGTGTTGGGCGTGCTGAACACCGGCGCAGAAGAACAGCCACGCCTTGCGATCCTGGCCGAGGGCGATGGTCTCGTCGACGACGGCCCGGTTGATCGCCTCGATGTCGACCGCCCGCTCCAGCGCGCCCGCGATGAACTCGCCACCCCGCGTGGCGACGCCGGTCACGTCCAGCTTCGTCTCGGTGGCCTTCGACACCAGCGGCGAGAGGTAGCCCTCCTCCACCGCCCGGCGCATGCCGTACTCGTAGGCGATGCCGTCGAAGATCGCGCCGTCGCCCTGGTCCAGCCGCCCGCTGTCCAGCCGGTACGGCGTCGCAGTCAGGCCCACCACCTTCAGGTACGGGTTGATCACCTCCAGCTCCCGCAGGAACTTGCGGTACATCGTGCTCGAGGTGCGCGGGATCAGATGCGCCTCGTCGACCAGCACGATGTCGACCTTGCCGAACCGGGTCGCGTGATCGTGAACGGACTGGATCCCGCAGAACACGATCTGCGATCGGTAGTCCCGCTTCCCCAGGCCGGCAGAGTTGATGCCGAGCGGCGCCTCCGGCCAGAGGCGGAGCAGCTCCTCCGCGTTCTGCCGGATCAGCTCGCGGACATGCGTCAGCACCAGGATCCGGGTGCCGGGCCACTCCAGGCAGCGTCGGCAGGTGTCGGCCAGGACCAGCGACTTGCCGGTCCCGGTCGGCAGCACGATCAGCGCATTGCCGGGGCGCTCCTGCCACCAGCCGAAGACGGCCTCGATTGCTTCGGTCTGGTAGGGTCGCAGCTGGATCATCGGCCGACCTCCGCGCGCGCGCGTTGCATCAGGGTGCGGCAAGTCTTGTCGCACCAGCTGTTGACGGCATTCCGAGGGGTCGCGTTGCCCTTGTGCCCCTTGACGTGGCGAAACTCGATGCGGATGTCCTGCTGCCGCAGCAGGCCGTGCACGAACGCCTTGGCGTCTGCCTGCTGATGGTCGGCGCTGCGGCGGCGCGCGCCGGTCAGCAAGTGGATTACGGCCATGCAGTCCGTTTGAGCGATGATGCGGCTGCCTGCCGGTGGGTTGGTGCGCTTGCATACGAGCCAGATACCGTTCGCCATCGCGAACAGCTCCGCATGCTGGCTGCTCGGAACGCCCTCCTTCAGCACCCCAGCGTCGCGCGACGCACGACCGTCAACCTTCCACCAGCACGCATAGGCACCCCGAAGTGTGTCAGGGCACCAGGATGCGTCAGAGAACAGCGTAATCAGACGGCTCACGGCGTCGGCTCCGGCTTCGTGTCGCGTCCGTCGGTCCACGTCGTGCCGTCGTGCATGGCGTAGGAGATCCACTCTCCGGCCTCGCCCGCGTCAACCTGCACCCCAGGCACGAGATCCGGGATGTAGCGGTGGTCCGCGCAGGCGGCCTTCTGGTCGCCGATCGACAGGATCTTCTCGTGCCTGTCGCAGACCCAGGTGCCGTCATCGACGGGCGTCGACCACGCGCAGGTGCGGCAGCTCACGTCGGGCAGCGCTTTGGCCTGGCAGGTGGCCCGGTGGTCGCAGTAGCGGCACAGGAACCACGCAGGGTCGGCCGAGATCCGCTCGGGCGGGCGCGCCGCTTGCACGATGCGCTGGCCCTTCGCGACCAGCTTCAGGGCCTCGGCCTCGTCGTGCTCGACCCGCTCGCCATACAGCTCGTCGGTGTCCTTGCAGACCGCGAGGTAGAGGGCGCGCGTCATCTCCGACAGGTGCATGTAGACCTGCATCTGGGCCCAGTGCTGCGGCTTCGCCTTCCGGACGCCATCAGCCTTCAGCTTGGCAAAGGACTTGCTGTTGTGCGTTTTGAACTCAAGGATGTGCCAAGTCTTCGGCGCCTCGGGGATGCCGATCGCGATCCCATCCAGGGAGCCCGAGAAGTGACCGCCGACGGCGGAGACGGAGACTTGGCGATTGGTCGAGGTGTCGGTCTCGTAGACTTTCACCCCAATGCGGCGGAGGTCGGCGATGAAACGGGCTTCGGCCATGTGGCCGGTCTGGAACAGCCGCAGCATGCGGCCGTCGAATTGCGGCGTCGACGCCCAGCGGAACGAGAGCCAGAGGGCGCGATCACACTCGCCGCCGATCAGGGACGCGCCGAGGTGCCCGCGCCGGTGGTCTTCGCGCGCGGCCTCGTAGGCTGCGTAGATCGCGCCGACAGTGGTCGCGGGGAGAGGTGGGAGCTTGGCCATGGTCCTGCGCTCGCAAGAGGGTGGGCGGGGCCGAAGCCCCGCCCGTTCAGATCACTTGCGGTGGGCGGCCCAGGGCGGCGTCTTCGCGCCGGCGGCCGCGCTCGGGGCCGGGCGGCCAGCAGCCGGAGCGCCAGCCGGGGCACGCGCCGGGGCCTGCGAAGCCCCCCCGTCCTGCGGCGGCAGGAAGGTCGCGCGGTTCTGGAGCTCGCCCGTGTCCTTGCGCTTGCTGACGCCCATGCGGACCTTGATGGGCTTGAAGTGCAGATCATCGGTGTCGTCGATCGCCACCATGCCGCAGGCCCGCGTGAGCGAGGTCAGCGCGCGGTTGGCGATCTCTGCCGCCGTCGGGTTCGCGTTCCAGATGTTCAGGCGCTCCCAGTACTTGCGGCCCTGGTGCTCGCCATCGAGGATGTCGAACTCGAGCCAGACGTACTGGCCGGACCCGTCCTTGGTCGCGCGGACCTCGGACTGGACGACCTGCATCAGGTAGTCGCCGGCGGGCAGGACATCGTTCGTGTCCTGGCCCTGCTGGTTGGAGCTGTCGAAGGTAAAGCCAAGGCGTGCCATGGTATGCGTTCCTTTCTGGGTTTCAGGCTTCGGATTGGATGTTCGTCATCGCGTCCATCAGGACGGCGGAGAACTTCGAGTAGTCGAGGGGCAGGGTGTCGGGCAGCGGCCAGCGGGACTTGGCGTTCCAGCCCGGCCGCTCTTGCGTGTAGATCACGCGATCGCCGTTTCCGACGGCGCGCGTGACCTTCTGGTTAAAGCCAACCTCGGCCTTCACCGTGCTGTAGCGCTGGTTCGCGAACAGCAGCGCATCGCACCATTCGGTCACGACGCTCGCCACCGCCGAGTGCAGGTCGAGCTGGTAGCGGTCGTAAGGGTCGGCCAGCGGGTCGTCGAAGCGCTTGATCTGGCTGTGGGCGAGCAGCATCACCTGCATACCCTTCTCGTTCCGCAGCACGTCAAGCCCGTCGAGGATCTGCCGCCAGTAGTCGACGGCGGCCTTGTAGCCCTTGCCGTAGCCGATGGCGTCGATCGTCGCGACGTTGTTGTCAGCCGCGACGCGGCCATGAACGAGGCGCTCGGTCCAGTCGGCGCTGTCGAGCACGACCGTCTTGAAGGCGTGCTCGTCAGAGATCAGCGTCGCGATGCAGTCGATCACATCCTCGAAGGTCTTGCAGAGCGGGAAGGCGTCGGTCTGGATGGCGTCCAGACCTTCCTCCGTCGGGATGAAGACGGCCGCCTCCGCAGCAGCTGCGAAGGTGCTCTTGCCGATGCCGGCCGTGCCGTACAGCACGATGCGAGGCGGTCGGGCCACGCCAGTGCGGCGCAACGACTTGAGGCTGATGGCCATGGATTTAGTCCTCCGTCCGGATGATGGTGACGCTCGTCTTCGCGGGCTCGACCGTCAGCGCGCCGGAGTTGGCGAGCAGGGCGTAGATGTCGGGCTCGTTGTTCGCGAGGTACTTGATGCCGGTGGCGTCCAGCTCGCGCTTCACCTTGATCGGGCGGAGCTGCTCGGGGATGCGATCGACGATCTGGTCGTAGCGCTTCAGGTCCAGCTTGCGGTTCAGCTTGCCGGTGATGACGACCTTGTAGGGGCCGATGTTGTGGG